AGCGGGAGGGTATTAATATGAAAGCTGGACTCTATGCCAATATCCATAAAAAGCGTGAGAGGATCGAGCAAGGATCTAAGGAAAAGATGCGTAAGCCTGGTTCTCCTGGCGCACCAACTGATGCTGCATTTGTTAAAGCTGCTAAGACTGCAATGAAGCCTAAAAAGAGCTAGTGAAAAAAGAGCATAAGAGTCCAAGCGGCGGCCTTACTGAGGCTGGCCGCAAGTACTTTAAACGCACAGAAGGCAGCAATTTAAAAGCGCCTTTGAGCGAGGGAGTTAATCCGCGGCGCGTATCGTTTGCGGCTCGGTTTGCTGGTATGTCTGGCCCACTCGTTGATGAGAATGGAAAGCCAACACGCCTAAAGCTGGCTCTACAGAAGTGGGGATTTGGTAGCAAAGAGGCAGCGCGTAACTTTGCCAATAGACACAAGAAGGATTGATATGGCTGAAATGATGAGATTAAAACCAGAGGACATCCTCAAGCGCCACGATATAGCGTTGCGTAAGAAAGAGGACTTTAGAGACCTATACGATGAGGCATATGAGTTCGCTCTGCCACAGCGCAATCTCTATGACGGCTACTATGATGGCAAGGTTGGCGGTGCTAAGAAGATGAATCGTGTGTTTGATGCAACCGCTATTAATTCAACTCAGCGCTTTGCCAACCGCCTACAATCAGGAATATTCCCGCCACAGCGTAAGTGGTGCAGATTAGAAACTGGCCCAGACATTCCAGAAGACCGCAAGGCAGAGGCATCCGCAGCGCTTGATATCTACGCAGACAAGATGTTTGCAACTCTCAAGCAGTCTAACTTTGACATTGCGATGGGTGAGTTCTTACTTGACCTAGCAGTTGGTACGGCTGTAATGATGGTTCAGCCTGGTGATGACACATCCCCGATTAACTTTATTCCTGTGCCACAGTTCTTGGTTGCCTTTGAAGAGGGCGCTAATGGTCAGGTAGACAATGTATACAGACGTATGCGTATTAAGGGCGAGGCTATTATCCAGCAATGGAGAGATGCTGAGATTCCTACAGACCTACAGCAAAAGATTGACCAAAAGCCAACAGAAGACTTTGAGTTGATTGAGGCTACAGTATTTGATCCAAAGCGTGGAGACTTCTGCTATCACGTTATCCACAAAGAGTCTAAGCAAGAGCTGGTCTATCGCAGACTCAAGAAGAGTCCTTGGGTAGTCAGTCGCTACATGAAGGTAGCCGGTGAGATATACGGCAGAGGCCCATTGATTACTGCGTTGCCAGACATCAAGACATTAAATAAAACACTAGAGCTAGTATTAAAGAACGCATCTTTAGCTATATCCGGTGTGTATACCGCAGCTGATGATGGAGTTCTTAATCCAGCAACTGTCAAGATTATCCCAGGCGCAATTATTCCTGTAGCGCGTAATGGTGGCCCACAAGGTGAATCACTCAAGCCATTGCCACGAGCTGGTGACTTTAACGTAGCTCAAATTATCATGGGTGATTTGCGTGGAAACATCAAGCGCATACTGCTAGATGAGAGTTTGCCTCCGGATAATATGTCTGCTCGCTCCGCAACGGAAGTCGTAGAACGTATGAAGGAGTTGAGTCAGAACCTCGGATCAGCATTTGGACGATTGATAAATGAGACCATGATTCCACTTGTTGCAAAAATACTACAAGTGATGGATGACAGAGGCATTATCGATATGCCTTTGCGTGTTAATGGACTAGAGGTTAAGGTAGCGCCAGTTGCTCCATTGGCTATGGCTCAGAACATGGAAGACGTAACCAACGTCATGCAGTTCGTACAGATGGCTCAAGGCTTTGGCCCAGAGGGTCAAGCCACACCGAAGATGGGCGAGATTACAGACTACATTGCAGAAAAGCTGGGCATCCCAACAAAACTGCGGTATGACTCCGCTGAGAGACAGTACAACCTCCAGCAGATTGCACAACAGGCAGCTCAGGTTGCCGAGCAAAACCCAGAGGCTGTACCAGAAATGCTGAAAATGGCTGGAGGCTAATAGATGAATGTTGACGGATGGGCTGGCCTAGAAAGTGTAGTTACAGATATTCGCGATGTTGACCAATCAGTAGAAGACCTAAACAAATTATGCCTCCGAGTTCTCAGCTCAGAGGATGGCGAAAAACTAATGAAGTGGTTAAGAACCACTTTGTTAGAGCAGCCAGTTGCCTTGCCTGGCGCTGATCCTAGCTATGCTTTTTACCGAGAAGGACAAAACAGCGTAATTAGGGATCTTGAAGCAAGGATTAATAAAGCAAGGAAAATGTAAACATGGAAACTACCGAAGCAGTCCAGCCCACAGAGAATGGTGGCCTACTGGACTCAGTAACAACTGAGGACAGCCAAGGTACCGAGCAGCAAAACCCAGAATCAACACAGATATCTCATTTAGCAGAGCAAGAGGATGACACTCCGCTAGACCGGCCTGATTGGTGGCCTGAGAACTTTTGGAAGAAAGACGATTCAGCCCCCGATCTAGAGGGCATAGCCAAGTCTTGGATGGATCTTAGGAAACAGATATCGCAAGGCAAACACAAGGCACCCGCAGATGGTAAGTATGATGCATCCGCATTTGGTGCTGTTCCTGAGAATGACCCAGTTCGTAGCCACGTTATGAGTTGGGCGCAAGAGAATGGGATATCGCAACTCGCTTTAGATAGCTTGGTTGGCAAGGTTGTTGGTATGGGGGCAGAGAAAGTAGAGTCTGTTACCAGATCACTTGCTGAAGAAAAGGCATCTCTTGGCCCTAACGCAGATGTCATTATTAAAGGAATGACAGATTGGGCTAGAGGTCTTGTAAACAAAGGGGTATGGGGCAAAGATGATTTTGAAGAGTTTAAGTACATGGGCGGTACTGCCAAAGGCTTAAAGGCTTTGATGAAACTGCGTGAGACCTATGAAGGTTCTCGCATCCCAGTTGAGTCTGTACCCATTGAGGGCGCTCCCTCCAAAGACGAGTTGTACCAAATGGTTGGTGATCCTAAGTACAAGACAGACCCATCCTACCGAGCCAAGGTTGAGAAGATGTTTGCTCAAAATTTCGGCTAATATAAAGAATCTCCTCACGAGAGTGACCCTTGCCCCGGTGCAGTTTGCCGGGGGTTTTTTTATCCACATTTAGTAGATGTAAAAAATATTTCACTAGATGTTGTATTTTTCCTACATTTCTGCTAGAAACTCATTAAGGCATACCATTTAGTTGGCCCTTGATGCAGATTAATCTGACGATTGGCTACCGCAAGTAGCAAGCGTAGGCCCTGGCAACAGGCACACCAAAGCAAAAACCCAATTTATTTTTTACCTATTTAGGAGAAACACATGAGCATTTCATTATCTAATGCCTTTGTTACCCTCTTTGATGCTGAGGTAAAACAGGCTTTCCAGGGCAAAGCAATGCTGGTAGGTGCTGTTCGTCAGCGTAGAGGAGTTGAAGGCTCTACTGTTAAGTTTCCAAAGGTTGGCAAAGGTGTGGCTACCCCACGCATTGCACAATCTGACGTAACTCCATTAAACGTAGCATTTTCAAGTGTAACTTGCACCCTATCTGACTTTAATGCCGCTGAGTACAGCGACATTTTTAGCCAGGCTAAAGTTAACTTTGATGAGCGCCAAGAGCTTGTACAAGTTCTAGGCCACGCTATTGGCCGTAGACAAGACCAGTTGATTCTTGATGCTTTGACAGCATCTAGCACCAGCTTGACTGTTTCTAACGATATCGGTGGTAGCGATACCAACATGAACGTAGCCAAGTTGCGTGAAGCCAAGAAGTTGTTGGATAAAAATAACGTACCTCCAGAGGGTCGTAACATTATCCTCCACGCAAATGGTTTAGCATCGTTGTTGTCTGAGACAGCTGTAACTAGCTCTGACTTCAATACTGTTAAAGCTCTTGTTGCTGGTGAAATCAATACGTTCTTGGGCTTTACTTTCCATATCCTTGGTGACCGCTCTGAGGGTGGCCTAGCAGTTGATGCGTCTTTAGACCGCACTTGCTTTGCTTTCCACAGAGATGCCATCGGCTATGCAGAAGCTATTGCTCCACGCACCGAAGTTAACTACATCCCTGAGAAGACCTCGTTCCTCGTGAACAGCATTTTCTCAGCCGGTGCAATTAACATCGATGATGAGGGTATTGTCAAAATCACCGCTCGCGAATCTTAATCTAAGGAGAGAATGATATGGCATATTCTAATACTGGTTTAGTAACTGTTTGTGCATCGAAGTCTGGTAATGCACCATCGATGTATTTATATAAAACAACAGACACCCAAGCTACAGTTAATACTGTAAGCTACTTTGACAGCATTGCAACGCTGTTAAAAGTGGGTGACATTATTTTTGTCTATGACGCTACTACCCCCAGCTTAGTGTTGACTTACGTCAACGCTGTGTCTTCAGCTGGTGTGGTTGACATTGCTGATGGTACAACTATAAGTGCAACCGATACTGACTAATAGTATCTAGTAACAAGATGGGCTATTGCTGGCAAAACTGGCGATAGCCCATTCTTACATTGGAGATTTAAATGGCAGCTGGCGATACCGCACTATCAATATGTTCTGATGCTTGCGTGATGTTAGGCGCAAAGCCAATATCTTCATTTAACGAAGGTAGCGAGGAGGCATCAATATCAGATCGCCTATACCCAGACATTCGTAGCCAAGCACTAATGCTGTACCCTTGGTCTTTTGCTTTTAAAAAGACATCTATAGCTCAATTGGTGACAACTCCTACTAACGAATATCGTTACGAGTATCAACTGCCTGGTGACCGATTAGGATCGCCTAGAGCTGTTTACGATAGTAATTCTGTTGGCATCCCACCTCGTAAAGAATACAGAATCATGGGCAGCAAACTATTGACTGACTATGAAGAGGTTTACATTGATTATCAATACGCTGTACCTGAGTACGATATGCCAAGCTACTTTGTGCAGCTGCTCAAGTACATGATGACTTGGCACCTTGCTTTACCTATTACAGATCAGACCGAGAAGAGCCAGTATTGGCAGTCTGTTGCTATTGGATCACCATCAGAGAATGGGCGCGGAGGCTATCTTAGACAGGCTATGAACATTGATGGAGCCGGTAGTCCAACTAACGCAATTAATGATTTCTCACTTATTGCTGTGAGGTATTAATGGCTCGCTTTGTCTCTATCCAGACAAACTTTTCTACTGGTGAGTTAGACCCATTGCTCCGAGCAAGGGTTGATTTGGCTGCCTATCAGAACGCATTAGAAGAGGCTACCAATGTGGTGTGTCAGCCACAAGGTGGCATTAGACGTAGACCTGGCACCAAGTACATTTCATCCTTGCCAAACACTAGCACAGAGTCTGCTGGCAACGGAACCCGATTGGTTGAGTTTGAGTTCAGCACATCGGATTCCTATATGCTTTGCTTTACGCATAATCGGATGCACGTCTTTAAGAATAAGGCTTTAATTACAAACATTAATGGTAGCGGTAACAATTTTCTTGATACGTCAGCTCTAGGGCTAACTGGTGCTAGGTTGGCAAATATTGTGTGGACACAGTCTGCCGATACACTCATTGTGACTCACCCAGATGTTGCACCAATTAAGATTGTCCGAGGTGGCACAGATGCAACATGGACAGGCTCAACTATTACTTTCGACTCTATTCCAAAGTATGCTTTCACCGCTGCTTTTTCTAATCCAGCGGGTACCCTAACACCATCCGCTGTATCTGGTAAGGTTACATTAACCGCCTCATCTGCTGTATTTTCAGCCGGCAATGTTAATCAATATATTAACGCAACACCACAGGGCAGAGCTAAGATTGTTAAATTTACATCGACAACCTCTGTTGATGCTATTACTGAGTTTCCATTTTTTAACACAACAGCTATTGCTAATGGATCGTGGGAGCTAGAGTCTGGCTATGAAGATGTGTGGAGTGCAACAAAAGGATATCCACGCTCGGTAACATTCCACGAAGGCCGTTTATATTTTGGTGGGTCTAAGACTAGGCCATCAACGATATGGGGTTCTAAGGTTGGACTGTTCTTTGACTTTGACCCCACCGAGGGCTTAGATGATGATGCCATTGAGGCAACGCTAGACACCAACACATTCAACGCAATTGTTGACATTATCTCTGGTAGAGACTTACAAGTATTTACAACAGGAGGTGAATTCTATGTTCCTCAAAACGGCCTTGACCCAATTACTCCAACGAATTTCTTTGTTAAAACAGCAAGCCGTAACGGCATTAAAGAAGGTGTTAGGGTTCAACAGTTAGAGTCTGGCACCCTGTTTGTACAACGACAAGGGAAATCATTAAATGAGTTTGCTTATACTGATACGCAGCTTACATACGTCACGCAGAAGATATCGTTACTTGCTGGCCATCTCTTGCGTACTCCAACTCGTATGGCTTTGCGTAGGTCTGTGGCTACTGATGAAAACGACTTACTGCTAATTACTAATTCAGATGACGGCACGATGGCTGTGTTCTCATTACTCCGCGCCCAAAACGTCATTGCTCCATCAGAGTTCATTACTGTGGACGGATCTTTTGTGGATGTGGGTGTAGATATCTCAACCATCTATGTGGTAGCAAAACGTAATGTAAATGGTGTATTCCAATACTACGTTGAGGCTTTTGACAACGCCTTACTTACAGACTCTGCCACAACTGGTGGGGTTGCTGCATCAGTATCAGTTACTCATATAGCTACAGAGACAGTCAATGTAATTTTAGATGGATCGGTACAGGCTAACCAAGTCGTACCTGGCGGTGGAACAGTTACATTCCCACGCTCATCAGTTACTAAATTTGAGGTAGGCTTACCCATTTCTGTAA